CCCCTCGCCGCGACGTCGCCGGCGAGGGTGATCCCATTGCCCTGGCCGAGGCGCGCGCCCGCACCTTCGGCTGGCGCCGTAAGGCCTTCCTGGTCTCGACGCCGACCATCGCTGGCCGCAGCCGCATCGAGCGGGAGTACCTGGCCTCCGACCAGCGGCGGTTCTTCGTGCCGTGCACCGCGTGCGGCGAGATGCAGTGGCTCCGGTTCGAACGGTTGCTCTGGGAAAAAGGTGAACCCGAGACGGCGCGGTATCACTGCTCAGCCTGCGACCATCCGATGCAGGAGCACGACAAGACCGCCATGCTTGGCGGCGGGGAGTGGCGCTCGACGGCCGAGGGCCAAGACCCGCACACGATCGGCTTCCACATCTCGGCGCTGTACTCGCCGGTGGGATGGCTGTCCTGGGCGCAGATCGCCCGGGATTGGGAGGCAGCGCAGGGCAAGCCCGAGGACATCAAGACCTTTCGGAACACCGTTCTGGGCGAGACCTGGCAGGAGCAGGGCGAGGCGCCGGATTGGGAGCGCCTGGTCGAGCGCCGCGAGGATTTTCGGATGGGCGTCGTGCCGCCCGGCGCGCTGGTGCTGACGGCCGGTGTGGACGTTCAGGACGACCGCCTCGAATGCGACGTCTGGGGCTGGGCGGAGGGTTTTTCCTCCTGGCTGGTCGATCACGTGGTGATTCCGGGCAGCCCGCGAGATCGGGAACCGTGGGACGAACTCGCCCGGGTGCTGGCACGCGACTGGCCCCGGCAGGGTGGCGGCGCCATGCGGATCGCCCGGCTCTGCATCGACACCGGCGGCCGCGACACGGCGGCGGTCTATGGCCACCTCCGCCGGCTTCGGGATCCGCGGATCGCGCCCACCAAGGGCATCGACGGCTGGAACCGGGCGCAGCCGGTGCAGGGGCCGACGCCGGTGGATGCGCTGGTGAACGGCCAGAAGCTCCGCCGCGGCCTGAAGCTCTGGACCGTCTCTGTGTCCACCTGGAAGGCCGATCTCTACCGCCGGCTCTGGCTCGGCCGCGGCGACGCGGAGGAGCTTCCGCCCGGCTGGGTACATCTGCCGCGGGCGATCGACGTCGAATGGGTCAAGCAGTTGGTCGCGGAGCAGTTGCGCACCACGAAGGACCGGCGCGGCTTTGCCCGGCAGGAATGGGCCAAGCTGCGCGAGAGGAACGAGGCGCTGGACTGCGCCGTACTGGCGCGCGCCGCGCTCTGGCTGCTCGGCGCGGATCGCTACGGCGAGCAGTTCTGGGCGCGGCTGCGGGACGAGGCAGCGGATGCGCCACTTGCGGCAGCGCCAACGCCAGCACCCGCGGCAGCACCAGCACCAGCACCAGCACCGGCGCCACCCATGACCGCATCGGACACCCAGCGCCCGCGCGGGTGGCTCGCGCCACGCGCCGGCTGGCTCCGCTGATCAGGACGAGGACACCAGGATGAGCAACGGGGCGCTGCACGCGCGGGAGCGCGAGGATCTGTCGCTGCATGTCGAACGCTGCGCCGAGCGCTACGAGGCGGTGAGTGCCGAGATCGGCGCGCTGCGGGCGCAGACGCGGCGAATTGAAACCGCCATCTGGGGCATCGTCGCGGTGCTGCTGGCGCTCGGTGCCGGCGGCGCCCAGGTGCTGCCAGTGCTGCGTGCCCTGACCCAGGGCGCCGGCCCGTGAGTGCCGCCCTCGATCCGGCCGTGTTGGCCTGGGCGCTGGCGCGGCCGGTGGGCGATCGCTGGCGCGGGCTGGCCGAGGCCTTCGCGGCCGGCACCACCCGCGTCAGCTTCGACGGACGCACCGTCGAGTACCGCAGCCTGGCGGAGATCAGCGCCGCGCTGACCGCCGGCCATGGCGCCGAGAACAGCGCCGCCCGGCGGCCCAGCATCACCCTAGCGCGCTTCATGAGACCCGAATGACCGACGCACCGCTCCTGACGCCGCCCGCCCTGGCGGGTGCGCTCGGCGTTCCCGATGAGGCGTTTCGCGCCTTTGCACGGCTGCGTGGCGTGGCCTGGGAGGCGCAGCTGCCTGCCGCCGAGGCAGCCAGCCTAGCCCTGGCCTGGATCGCGGCCAGCGGCAGCGCCGCGGGCCCGATCGCAGAGGCCGCGGGAGCGCTGGTGGATGCGCTGGGCGCCGTGCCGCGATGATGACGCGGCTGCGTTCGGCCTGGCAGGTGCTGCGCGGCTATGCCGCGGCGCAGGACAGCCGCGCCTCCAGTTGGGCGGCCTCGGGGAGCAGCGCCACGGCCGAGGTTGGTGCCGCCGCACCCACGGTGGCGCGCCGCGCCCGCGATGCGGTGCGCAACGATCCCTACGCCGCGCGCATTGTCGATCTCTGGACCGGCAATGCCGTCGGCGCCGGCATCACCACCCGCTGGCCGGACAAGCCGCATGCCGAGGCCTGGCGCCGCTGGGCCGACAGCACGGCCTGCGACGCCGAGGGGCGGCTCGATCTGTATGGCCTTCAGGCGCTGGTCATGCGTGCCGTCGTCGAGAGCGGGGAATGCTTCGTGCGCCTCCTGCCGGCTGACATCACGCCGGCCAATCCGATCGGGCTGCGGCTCCAGGTGCTGGAGAGCGATCACCTCGACACGGCCCGCCAGGGCGTCATCGAGGGCGTCCCCACGCTGCAGGGCATCGGCCTAGGCGAGGCTGGTGAGCCGGTCGGCTACTGGCTGCATCGCGTCCACCCCGGCGCATCCTGGGTTCTGCCGGGCGGCGCCACCTGGCTCAGCAGCCAGCGCGTCCCCGCCCGCGACGTGCTGCACATCTATCGCAAGCGCCGGCCCGGCCAGCTGCGCGACGTCTCCTGGCTCGCCCCAGTACTGACGCGCCTTCGGGATCTCGGCGATTACGAGGCCGCGCTGCTGATGAAGGCCAAGATCGAAGCCTGCCTCGCCGCGCTCGTCTCCGAGGATGGTGACGACGCCATGACCGGACCGGCGTCGGGCCTGCTGCGCGACGCCCAGGGCCGAACGGTCGAGAGCTTCGAGCCGGGGATGATCCTGTATCGCCGCGGCATGGGCAGCGTGGAGGTGGTGAACCCCTCTGGCGGCGGCAGCCACGCCGCCTTCGCACGGCGCGCCCTGGAAGCCTCCGCGGTGGGCACCGGCCTGACTTACGACCAGGTCGCCGGCGACCTCACCCAGGCGAACTACTCCAGCCTGCGGGCCGGCAAGATCGAGTTCCGCCGCCTCTGCGAGCAGGTGCAGTACGGCATGCTGATCCCGATGCTGGTGCGGCCGATCGCTGACCGCTTCCACGCCCAGGGCGCGCTACTCGGGCTATGGGGCACCGACATGCCGGACGGCGTCAGCCATGTCCCCCCGGCGCACGAGATGATCGACCCGCTGAAGGACACCACCGCGCTGATCGCGCAGGTCCGCGCGGGATTCGTACCGCAGCCCGAAGCCGCAGGCGCCTTCGGCTACGACTTCCGCCAGGCGGTCGAGATGATCCGCGAGGCCAACGCCCTGCTCGACGAGGCCGGCATCTCCCTAGACACGGACCCGCGCCGCGTCGCGAAGTCCGGTGCCGCCCAGGACGCCGCCCAACTCGCCGCGATCGAGATCGCCGCCACCGGCGCTGCCGCGCCGCCCCGCGAGCCCCCAACACAGGCATGACCATGACCGAACCGATCGAACCGGCCGGCAGCGACGCCGCGCCGGAACCCTTCGCCGTGCCCGATCGACTGCCCACCGCGGGGCAATCGATCACGGCGCACCGCGCCCTCGCTGCGCCGGCCACTGTCGATCGCGCCGCGCGCACAGTCGAGGTGGTGTGGAGCACCGGCGCACGCGCCCGCAACTATGTCCCCGCCCTCGGCCTGATCACCGAGGAACTCGACATGTCGCCGAACGCGGTGCGCATGGACGGGCTGCGCTCGGGCCAAGCGCCGGTGCTGAACACCCACCGCCGCGGCGATGCCCGCGACGTGCTGGGCCGCATCACCGCCGCCCGCCTCGAACGCGGCCGCGGCTATGCCTCGCTGCAGTTTTCCGCCGCAGCGGACGTCGAGCCGGTCTGGCAGCGCATCGCCGACGGCACGCTGCGCGCGGTCAGCGTCGGCTATCGCGTGCACCGCTACGAGCCGCGGCCCGATGCCGCCACAGGCGAGACCGTCCACCGCGCGGTGGATTGGGAGCCCTTCGAAATCTCCGTCGTGCCGATCCCGGTGGATCGCGACGCCGCTGTGCGCGGACAGGGCGACCAGGGCGTCCCTGTCCCCGCGATCGAACCCGCCCTGTCCGCTGAGGATCACCCCATGCCCGAGACCACGCCGGCCGAGCCGGCTGCTGCCCCGCCCCAGGAGAGCACCGTGACCACCACGCACACCACCGCGCCCACCACCCCGGCGCCGGAGCCCATCCGCGCCGCGCCCGATCTCGACGCTGTCCGCGCCGAGGCACAGCGCGCCGAACGCGAACGCCTCGTCGGCATCGACGCGGCCATCGAGGCCGCCCGCGCCCTGGTGCCGGCCGAGCGCATCCCGCCCGTCCGCGCCGAGGCCATCGAACGGGGCTGGTCGGCGGATCAGGTCCGTCGCGCCCTATTCGATATCCTTGTGGCTGCGGCGCCGAGGCCCTCTCTGCCCGCGCGCCCCGAGACTGGCCCTGGCCAGGACGACCCCGCCCTGCTGATCGACGCCATGGCCGAAGCGCTCGCCGCGAGGTCCATGCCGGGCTACCAGCCGCGCGGGAACGGCCGCCACGCCGAGTTCATGGGCTGGCGCCCCTCCGACATGGTGGGCGAGCTGCTGCGTGCCCGCGGCGAGCGGAACGTCCCGCGCAACCCGACCCTGCTGGCCGAGCGCGCCTTCCACACCACCTCCGACTTCCCGCTGCTGCTCTCGGCCGCCGCCAACAAGATGCTGCTCGCCGCCTATCAGCCGGCGCAGCCCTCCTACCGCCAGATCTTTCTTCGCCGCGATTTCCGCGACTTCAAGCCGCACCGCCACCTCCGCGTCGGCGACTTCCCGACGCTACTGCCACTGCTGGAGAATGGCGAGATCCAGGCCGGAACAATGTCCGAGAGCCAGGAGATCGTGCTGCTGCAGACCTTCGCGCGGCGCATCCGCGTCACCCGGCCGATGCTGGTGAACGACGATCTCGGCGCCTTCACCGACTTCGCCAGCATGATCGGCCGGCGCGTCGCTGACTTCGAGAACGCAACCGCCTACGGCCTGCTGGGTTCGGCCAATGGCGATGGCCCGACGCTCACCACCGGCAACACCACGGTCTTCGGGACCGGCGCGGCGCGGGCGAACAAAGCAGCCGCTGGCAGCGCGCTGGACCTGACAAACCTCGCCGCCGGTCGTGCGGCCATCATGCGTCAGCGCACCCTGGATGGGCTGCCCATCGCCGTCGGCTCCTCGATGCGCTTGGTGGTCGGGCCGAACCAGGAGCTGGCGGCGCGGCAGCTGACCGTGGCGGTGCAGGCCAACCAGATCGGCAACGCGAATGTCTTCGCGGGCTTCGTGCAGCCACTGGTCGAGCCGCTGATCCAGGCGAACCGCTGGTACCTCTTCTCCGAGCCCAGCGCCGCGCCGGTCTACGTCTATGGCTACCTGAACGGGGCAGAGGGTCCGCAGGTCACCACCGGGCCGGTCTCCGGCGTCGATGGCGTCGAGGTCAGCGTGATCTTCGACTTCGGTGTCGGCGCCATCGACTGGCGCGGCGCCTGGTTCAACCCGGGCACCTGATCCCGGCTCACCCTAATCCATCGTGAACCCGCGCAGAGGGCGTCCTTCGGGACGCCTTCTGCGTTTGAGGAGACCTCCTTCCCATGCGGAACTTCATCCAGCCGGGCAACAGCCTGGCCATTGCCGTGCCCTATGCCAGCGGCGTCACCGCCGGCCAGGGCGTCCTCGTCGGCGCGCTGTTCGGCGTCGCCGCCACGGACGGCGCGCAGAACGCCACCATCGAAGTCCAGACACAGGGCGTGTTCGACATCACGAAGCAGCCCTCCCTCGCCATCACCGCGGGCGCGCGGGTCTTCTGGGACGATACCAACCGCCGCATCACCACCACGGCGACCGGCAACTTCCAGGTCGGCATCGCCACCCAGGCCGCGCTCGCCGCCGATACCACGGTGCGGATGT